ATCGTTGCATCTGCTATTTCTGTTGCAGTTATCGTTCCACTTGCAATCTTGGCAGCAGTAACAGCATTAGCTTGTATAGCTGCACTTGCTACTTGGTTCGTTCCTAATGTCCCAACCTTTGCAGCAGGTATATCAGCATCATCAATTAACGCAACACCAGCAGCGATAAGATCTTTTATCGTTACTTTTTTAGTCTCAGTTGCACTAATATCAGCAACCGCCGCTACGTCTGTTGCTTGAATACCTGCTTCTGCTAAAGCGGGTAAACCCGTAATCTGGAGATCTGCCATTGCCGACTAACTAAAAACCAATACCAGCAGTTTAAACCTGTTCGAGCAATATGCGACTCTGATTTTCTTGTAATATCTTATCTGAGTTCTCCTGTAACAAGAATCCTGGTGTATCTCCTGTCTTTAAACTAATTACTCCATTTGTTACAAATTCTATTCTTGTCTCTATAACCTCAGTCACAGACACCGTTACAGCAATATTAGTAATAATGCAATTGGCTTCATAAAAGACATTTTTCTTTGAATTATCAGGATCACGGTAAATATAAAATAATCCATCAAAATCTGATCCTTGCTGAGTACGAACCAGCAATTGAGCTAAATAAAATGGAAATTCTGGATCTGTACCGTATTCATTAGCCCTATCGCCTGTGTCGTAATCATGCTCCCAGATACAGGTCATTGATCCTTGACCACTAATTAATCCAGCTTCATATTGATTTCTAAATTCATCTCCAAGATTTGTTAAATCAACTTGCTCTCTACTCGTTGTCATTTCAAATTCTCGAACACCTGCTACGTGTCTAAATCTTTCGTTTCTGGTACGAATCAAAATATCTTTAGCAGAACTAGGAGCAACAAGAGTTAAAGCTGTTGTTTGCCCACCTTCTATCGCAGCAGCAAACGAACTATATAAACGAAGACCTCCTACCTGATCAACATTAATAAACCATTTCCCATCTGGATAACTATGACCGTTAACTAATTCAAGTGTCGAACCATCAGCCGTTTCTATTTCAACTTCATCTCCAGTTATTAACGAACCAGAACTATGGTCAACACTAAATCTTTTTGTTGATGTATTTACGTCAAAAGGATCTAACTTCGTCTGCAAAGCAGATTGAAGCGTATCTCTTTTAAGGGCTACTTCACCCCATTGACCAAAATAAACACCCATTAATCAACCAAAGTTGTGTTGCCATAAGGAGCACCATTAGCTTCCCAACTAATATCCGCAGAAGCAACTTCTCCTACTGCACTATTCATTGAAACACCTGTAATAAAGACAGAGAATTGAATATCTCGAACATCTGTTGAACCTGTTGTCATTCGCAGCTTCAAAACAACTTGAGTTGATGGATCGTTATCACCATCACCTGCTGCACTACCTGTCTTAATCGCAGAAGTTAAAATTGTATTTAGGTTTGAGTTAGCACCAGAGGCAGGAGTTTCAACGTAATAAAACAGTCTTGCACTTCCGCTATAGCTTCTAACACCTGATTCAAGTGTTCTATCTGTATCGCCTAATGAGGTCGTTTCTAATACCGCCATTGAGCTAGAGAAAGACCATGACTGAACTTTTGCTGCTTTCGTACCAGCAACATAAAGTTCTCCATCTCTGCCTGAATAAAAACCCACGACCTTAAATTAAAACATTGAGTCTATTCTACGGTGAATCTAGGCAAGCAACAAAACTACAACTAACATTACTCTTTCCTTTAAAACTACTTGTGACACTTGGAGGGGCAGAATATCTCCATTTAAGACTTGATCCAGACTCTTTTAAGTAAGCCAAAAGGCTAGTGTCAGTCACACCTGAAGTAGCATAACCACGATCAAAAGTAACGTAATCCCAATCAGAATTTACATCTTCATAGTTAGCCAAAATCAAAGCAGCATCAGTATCAGAAATATTTGAAAAACCTAGAGTCAAAGTTGCATTAACTCGTTTATTACCAAAACGTAAATGTGTTTTTGTACCATCTAACGATTCAAACGTGGTACTTGGATACGTTCCAGGGTTATAACTTCTGGAAGTTGGTTTAATAGCTGGAAAATCTACGGGTGTTGCCATTGTGTTTTAAGCGAAAGCGAAACGTGAGCCGTCATTCCATCCTTGCAATATAGCTAACTTTCCATCTTTTCCATTGGCATCTATATCAATTAACGGTACATGTGATCCTGATAATTCAATCAACCCATCATCTCCAAAGGTAATACTTTCAACCTTATAACATTGATTAGTTTTATTATCTTCTTGAATTGTAAATAACGAACCAGCGTAAGCCGCCAATGCACTTGAGCTATTGAAATTTACATTCGTAGCAAAATCAACTTCTGTTTTATTGGAGTTCCAATAATAAATATCATGTGTACCTGTAATCGTATCTTTACTTACGACTTTTCCTCCATCAAGAATTGCTCCGTTATTAAATCTACTTGTATGCTGTGTTGTTGAGAATACTCTTATGTAATCTCCTGGTTGTAATCCTTCTATGTAATGAGGAGCTGTTTTAAACGTAATTAGATGTGTTGTTTTTTCTCTAACACTTAAAACATATTTACCAAAAGTTCTAGCGTGTTGTTCACTCGTACAGAAACCACTTAGATCAAAAGTCTCAACAGGATCATCCTTGTGATTAGTTCCAGCTAATTTAACTACAATTGATTTTGTTTCTGTAAAACCATTTACTTTTTCTTTTCTATATAAAACATTTGCTTGAAATGTCTGTCTATCTTCTGGAGCAAGATAAGAAACATTTAAGTCATTAATATTTCCATCAGTAAATAATGCACTAATCTTAATAGCTTGATCTGGATCGATTTCATAACTACCTGCTTTATAAGGAACAGAAGGTTTAAGACTAAATTTGCCTCCAATAATTGTAAAATCTAATAAACAATAAGTAGCCTGTTCAAATATAAATTCTCTTAAATTAACCTTATTTGAAATCATACCGTCCCAAAAGAATTTATTTGCCTTACAAAATTGTGCTGCAAGTTTCATATCTACATCATTTACAGACTTTGTATTAATTATTTCTCCAGCCCCTAATGTTTTATCTGTTAATAACGCATAAGCAATATCTGGAAATAAATGTGTTGGGCCATCTGAATTTTCTATTAAACGATGAACTTTTATTCCTTTTTTAATGTAAGCAGAAAATTGGCTAAAGTTTGTCCACTCTTTTGAACTATCAATTTGCAATGCTGCATAAGCTAAATCGTTATAAGTAGAACTGGTGTCTTTTACTATTTCATTACAATAAACAATTTCATGCTCTGGCCCGTCTAAATGACTTGATTGATCTCCATTAAACAACCAATAATCAGCAGCAGCATCATAAGGATTTAACTCTATATCTTCAACAAATTCACGCCTAAAGCCTTCAACGGTAACTGTAAATTCTTGAGCTGGAAGAACAACATCTGAATCATCATCATCTGGATCAATATCAACTCTTGGGATAATAACTATATCGTTGTTTTGATAACCAGAACCCGTACCTGCGATATAAGACCACTCAGCGTAAGTCTGTCTTGTGCCACGGCTATACCAAAGGTTTAAAATAACTTTTGCTCCGCTACCACTTGTATCTTCGTCTTCTCCTAAAGTGACTGTTTGAGGATAAGTTGTTCCATCATCTAAAGTAACTTGAGCAGCTTCTACATTAACAATTTCTTGCTGACGAACATAAAATAAATTTGGATTTCCTCCTGGGTGTCCGTACCCTGGATCGTTAGGATTTTGACCTGAACCAGAAATACTAGGATCAATAATTGGATAATATTTGCCACCTCTTCCAGTGGCTTTATTGGTGTAATGAAATTCAACTCCAGTTACAGTTGTTCCTCCACCAAATACAGATGAATCAGGTTGTTCATCATACGCACCAACAACAACATTTCCCCAGGCAGGGCCATCTTTCTGTTCTACATTTTCTGTTACATGATCGGGATTTATGTATAAATTAAAGACAAGCCCTGACCTTAAAATCAAAGTATGATTTTCTCCTGAAATATAATTAACAGTGCTATACGACCCTGAATTTCCTGTTCTATAAACACTTGTTGATTGAGGGCCATAAAATCTTGTCCATTGAGTTTGACTTTCTCCCGTATATTTAAGATCAGGAGCACTGCTATTACTACTGTATTGACCAACTGGAACATTTTCTCCTGTTGAATTTATATTTTTTATAACACCTGTTGTTGATATTCTTGACGTAGAACCAGTATAAGCAGGATCATTCGGATTACTTATATCTGAAGTACCTAAATTCCATTCTGGATTACTTAAATCTTCTTTCGTTAAGTTTAATTCTCTATTCCCTGCAAATTTAACAACAACACTACTTATAGTGGAAGTAAAACTTTTTATATCTGTGTCATAAACAGCATTGTTTGAATTTAAAAGATTGACTTTTATACTGCCATTACTAATAACTGTTTTAATAACATTGGCTCCAGACCAAGGGATAAATCTGTATTCATGTTGTACTTTAGGATGTTCAATTCTTATATAATTGTATTGAGATTCAGGACTACTTCCTCTAATACAAAACAGACCACTATGGCCTGAAACTTGAGAAGGGCTAGGAACAACATCTTGCCAATCTGGAGTCGTATCTAAACCTGCTTGTCTTATTTGAAGTTTAAAGAAACTATATCTTTTAATATATTTATTAACATTACCTAATGTTAAACTAGATTTTCCTTTATAAATATCATCTAAAGATTGCTCTGTTGGTTTGCTATTTACATTTGGAAAATTAATTTGTTTAAACACTGTAGATTTAAGTCCTATTTCTGTAATATCACAATCTCTATTGTCAGAAACCGTTCCAATTGCTGCTTTTTGAAGCGTATATGTTATTGTTGGATCGTTTAAATCGTTCTCGTATTGTTCAT